ATAACACCATCATCATACTCCGCACGTCTTCTTCTACCCATTTGTTGTAGGGCAAAATTTTGTAATTCTTCATTATACTTCCCTTTGTAGAGGTTGTATAGATTGTCGGGTCCTTTTAAAAAGCTAAAAGCCTCTGTTAATACACCATGTAGCAACATAGACTCTTGATAAGTTGATAGGAAGGTATTATTTGTTGAAGTGAATTCTGGTGGATCTTTAATATAGTTAATTTGTATCGTATCTGCAGTAGCAGGTGTAGGAGCTACTAAAATCGCAAAATCATCATAATTAGCAAAGTATTTAGGTGTTCCTTGTTTATCGGTGCTGTTAAATTCTGATATAAAACTTATGTCTCTTTTTTCCAAAAAGGTTCTATTACCGCTTGAATCTAATCGTTCTACAGATCTTAATACTAATGAATCAGCAGGTATAGTTACAGCTCTATTTCCAGCAGTAAAAGTAGATGTCGCATACTTTCTTAAATCATCATAATCAACCTTACCAGCCACATCTAATTCTACATGTCTAATAAAATTTTGAATAATTGTATCTGTTAAAACAGAACTACCTACCTCTGTGTAATCTCTTACTTGTGTTAGAAAATTTGGATGTGTTATTGCCATTATGTAATACTTACCTCCACTGAACCAACTATAACTTTTGCTTCTCTTCTAATATTTTGTAAACTAGGATCTTCAGGTATCATACTTTGCATTATTATTGTTTCGCCTAATCTAACGACTGGAAACTCTTGTGTTCTAAAAGCAAATTGACCTGGTAAACTAAGATCCGCTACAGCTACTGAAGCTCCACCACTATCTGAAATAGTACCATCTCCATCAGTTAAAAATTGTTGAGAAGGTTGTTGAAATTTCATTACTCTTGGATTTTGTAAAGCTATGGCATCAGCAACAGTTCTTCTACGTCTTATTTGTGGGTGTTTAGGTTCGAATTCTGTGTAGTGTACTAATGAACCATTCCACTCTTTGACCATCTCCTCGTAAGGATACTCCATACCTGATCTATCAGATATTGCTTTTGATCTTTTACCTGTTGCGTAAGTTGCCATAATTAAACTCCTGAAGGATAAAATGATTGTGGGCTAATATACACAGATGTTCTTTGTCCATCTTCGTCTAAGGCTCTTTTCAATTCATCCTCATAAATAATTTTGTTTTGTTGCACTAATTGTGGATTTATTTTCATAGATAAATAATATCCTAATCCTGCTGCCATACATGGTAAAAATCTATAAGCCACATCAGCATCGTTTGTATAACCTCCAGCATCTTCAATTCTTTTTAATACATAATATTTTAAAGCTGTGTAAGTATTTAAATCTGGTGCTTGATATAAACTTATTTTTGGTGTTGTTTGTCTATCTACATAATACTGAGATGGTGTTCCTGTTGATAATTTATTAGGTATCGCTGCATATGCAGATCTATCAATCTTAGTTAATGATACATCTTGAGTAGATGAGCTATCACTTGCAGCTAATGTTGTTGATATGAAAGCTTCTAGAACATCACTGACATCTGAAGCTACTTCATAAGTTGCTTGTCCAGATACTAACGCTTTTTCATTTAAATCTACTTTCCATAAATGAATACCTCTATTACCCCACTCAGCAAAAAGTAAATTCAAACTAGTCCTAGCTGATCTTAAATCATATCCAGAATTAGTTCTAACCCCACATCGCTGATATCCCTCTTGGATAATATCATCAATATTTAAATTAAAAGATGTTGTTCCTGATGTTGCCATTATAGTATATCTTTATAGTAATCTGATAAACCACCCTTTTTCAATCCTGGTAGTTTTGGTTGAACTCTAATTGATTTATTACCTCTTCTTCTTTTTCTTTCGTCTTCTAATTTTTTAATAATTTTTTTTATGCTGTCACCAATTGGTCTTAGACCACCACCTTCTCTAGCCATTTTTAAATCCTTTCAATAATGGTCCATAGTAATTTACTAGGGATTGATTGTTAACTTTTTTACCAGCTATTTCTGATTTCATATAAGAACCTATATATGATTCTTGTTTCATTTTAGTCCCAGGAGCTTTCGATGTCGTCTCAGAAAACGCAGCTCTACCCATAGCTGCTTTCATTATTTTTTTACCTGCAGGCACACAATTAGGCACCATCTTGTTACCTTTTTTCTTCATGCCTTTTTGAACGTATCCGTCCCAACAAGTTCCTTGCTTCGCCATTAGTCCTCCTTTTGAGCCCGGGCTTTGTGATCGTAATGTTTCACCTTTTTCCGGTTGTACAACTTCTTGGATTGTATCACTTTTGGTTTGTAAGTTCTAGACCTTAGATTTTGAGCAATAGGATTAAACGATTTCCTTAGCTTTGCCCATAATTGGTTTATATTTGGTTTTTCCTTCACTTTTGTAAGCCCATAAAAAAGATGCTCTTGGTGTTCCCTCAATCCAGCTACAGTGGATCCAACCCGAATTGGGTTCGCCAGGAGTGTAGAACTCGAGGATCAATTGATCTGGTGAAAGATTAGATTTAATCCAATCAAAAAGCTCAGCATTGTCTACACCAACACATTCGAAGTCTGCGGCCTCAGCTTTGGCATGCTGTGAATTTGCTGAACTACCAATAGCAAGACATAATTCTTGGCTACGAAAACCGCTAGTGATTTTGACCCTGCCAAAATGATCACGTACTGGTTGTAAAATATTTTCACATAATGCTTTTAGTTTTTCTATCTGTTCTGCATTAGGATTATTATTTATTCCCCTACGTATCGCAGTGTCTGATTTAGTAAGCTCTGATAAAGTAAAATTACGACTTAGATTCATCTTTCCTCCCATTATTTTCAAAACTCAGATCTTCTGCCTTATCTCTTTCTTCCATATCATAAAACATTTTATCTGAATCCTCTGTTACCAATTTTGTATCTTCCGCATCCCAATAAGTAGTTTGGACTTTATAGTCAGGCCAGCTGTTATCAGTAGTATAGCTATTAACGTGCCACAAGCAACGATTGTTAGGCTGACCAGCAAAATTCCCGTTATCAAGAGCCAGTATATGTGCACACTTGTGTTCTTGAGGTATTTCAGAATGTTCTGTATCCAAAATATTAGTGTCTGGGTGTGCCCAATCAATGGTGAATAAATATTTTCCATGATAAAATTTTTTATCGATGCCCATGTATTTACCATTTAAACCATCCAACCAATCAAAACAATGAACACTAGGCCAATAGCTAAAACAATTCCACAATTCAAGTTCTTGTACTTCCATATCTGGAACTTGGTATCTTTCAAATTCTTTTTGGAAAAAAGCTGAAATAGGTAATCTCCAATAGCAAGCCCCATTTGGCAACATAATGTTAAATAATAAAGCACGACCTGAAATGGAAGTAAGGCCAAAGACAACACAGTCACAACTGAATTTTTTATATTGTGGGTCCATGTCATATAAATATTCTTTTCGTACTTTACAATAAATTGGTGGAATGTTTGCATTTAAATACGCCATGATAAAAGTATATCATAAATTTAATCTAATATTAAAGCCTTAATTGTTTTTCTCTCTTGGTATATTTCTGTCTCAGCCTTACCCTTGTAGCATTTGTATGAAACGCTTTCATTGTACTCACGTTCAGCTGTTCTCTTACCACGTAGGCACGCAGCCATGTTATCTTGTATCAAGTGCTCCTTAATTTCTCCATTAATAAACATCAGAAGGGCTACTACAGTCTCTATCATATTACCTTACCTTTATTTTCTCCTTGTTTGATAACATATCTTTGTGTGCCATTCTTACCATGCTCAACAGATTTTTTTAAATTTTTAGCCATACGCATCTCTTCATTTTCTTTGTTGATTTGTGCTATGTGATCTAATACTTTTCTAGTGATTCGTCCCGTTGCCATTATATTTAAAATCCCTGTTTTGATCTTTTAATTTTTCAATATCTAATAATACTTTTTCCATTTGTTTTGTCAAAAACTCGATATTTACTTTATTCAAAGCCATTGACTCAATATGTTTATTTAAACGATCAGTGGTCTTGTACAAATCCTCGATCATCATGTACTGCTCAGAATCTGCGGGCAATGTACCCATTTGTCCACGTGGCCATTTAATTCTAAATTCAGAATTGTTTTCTACATCTTTAGACATAAGCTCTAACTCTGTAGCCATCTTGTTTTGTTTTTCAATAATACCAAAATAAGCCCAAGTGCCAACAGCCACCATAATAATTAAAGAGGCAACCGTTTTCATTGGCATTTGCACGGCTGCCTCCTCTGATATTTTTAGTGGTCTAGTCATAAATTATTTTGTCCACAGCCAATCTTTTACTTTTCTACCTGGCCAACAAATGACTTTCCATACCCAATTCATTATTTTTTTTGCCATATCTTTATCCTCCTCTATAATCGGATGTGTGCAATCTCTACAATCACAATCATTTCCGATACATTGGTTAGTGTTAACATATTGACCTACTCCTTTGCAATGACAAGGGTGTAGACATAATGTGCAGTTTAGCACTTCCATCTTCTTCTCGCTTGTCTTAGTCTTGAGTTAGGATTTGCAGCAGCTTTTGGAAACTTCTTCATTTGCCCTGCTGATCTCGCACAAAAAGACTTACGTCTTTTGGCAGCTTTTGATCCTGGTTTTACTTTACCAGTCACTGCTGTTTTTAATTTTGATCCAGGATTAGCTCTACGATATGCAGCAACACCTGCTCGTGTCATTCCAGCACCACTTTTTGTAGATCTAAAATTCTTTTTGTTTCTGGCTGGCATAACATCACCACCTCTTTTTTTAGTCATAACAAATGTGATTTTTCCACCTTTTGTTGTAACATCATCATAACCCTTGTTTGATGTTTTACCAATGTTTGCTTCAACTCTAATTTTCTTGTTACCTTTTTTTCCTACATTAACATCTTTGCTGTAATTAATACTTTTTTGATTTTGTTTAAATACGTTAGATCCAGTTGTTTGTGTTGATTTAGTATAATCAATTCCAAGATTACCAAATCCAGAATAAATGTTCATGCCAGCACCTTTTTTATCTATATTAGTT